TGAATACACATGTGCCAGAAAATTCAATAGTTGAACCACCATCTGTTGTTAACTTGAAATCGATTGCAGCATCTGCTTTACCATTATCATAAAGTATTTCTTGACCAGCATCGATAGAACCTGTGGTATCATCTTCTAGCCAGAATCCATTGAGTGAAAACTCAATAGCTCTTCTAATTACTTTATGTTCGGTTGCAGTTCCGCTACCAAAATCAGTTACATCAGCATCGGTTGGACTGTTTGACATTGAGAAGTCAGTTATACCATTAATACTGGTATAAGTTACCCCAGCATCTGTGGATGCTTCCCATGAAGCAGTTTTAGCTGCTACTTTTGCATTTGCCATCTATTCTCTCCTATTAACTAATTGTAACTTCTGTTACTTCCTTCATCATAGACTTCAATTTGAAAATTGACTGTCCACTCGTGCCTGCCATTGTCATCACGACCAATGTCTATTGGCGTGTTTTGCGCAATAACTTTTATAACACGACTACCACTAGATATTAGCGTAGTATTTGTAAGTCCTAACAATTCATCATAGATTTCTTTTGCTATGTTATAACTTACTCTTGGGTCTTTAGTACCACGAACTCTACATTGAACATTTATATCGCTAAATGGATTCAAGTCATCTCCAGTACCGCCATACTCGCTTACCATAACTACTGTATCTGGACTATCTGGCATAACTGAAATAAAAACATTACCAGTAACTCCAGTAGTATCAAAACTACATGATGTTATATTGTCGCCTATCCACTCTGCTACTTCTGAAGCTAACATTATTTAATATCCCCCTTCATAACTCTCTTCATAATCTCTAAAGCATTTTTTGAGTTTTGTTGTAAAGGAAGCTCTAAGTATTTAGCTATACGACCTTCTGCGTGTACGTACCCTACTTCTTCATGTTGTTTAATTGCGTAAGGTGTATCGTAATAAACATATCCAGTTGTTTTGTTATCCTCATTAACAAGTTTTACACCAGCGGATTTTTCTAACATACCAGTATCTTTTGGAACTACTTTTATGGATTCTTGCTTTATAAATTCTAAACCTAAAGTAACTGCTTTTTCTTGAGCAGTAAGAACTTTTTTGCGGACATCATCTCCGAACCAGTTAACGTTGTAATATTTAACCACCAGAATCTAATCCTAAATCTACTTCTTTGTGTGATATGTGCTTATATCCAATAATGGTATCTACTCCTAGTACGTAATAAGTGATAGAACCTTCATCTCCATCTGACCAAACAATTTTATCGCCAACGTTTATGTCTTGTGTGCCTTTACAAAATAACCTAGCGCTTGTAATTCTTTCATCGCCAGTATCTGTACTGATTCTTTTTTTAGATGGTTCTATTCGACATCTAAACTCATCTTCTGCGGTTTCGTAAACTTCTCCATAAGCAGATGAACCTTGTTTAGAATATCTTGACACCTTCATTGTTAATAATGGCGAAATTATATTGTGATACTGTACCATTATTCATACACTTGGTCATCGGTTATCGCTTTAGGTAAACTGTCATCATAGTTGTAAAAGATTGCACTTCTATAACCATAAAAACCATGATTAACTAATAACCTTTTAGCTCTTGGTGCTAAATCATCTGGTGCTTTTTCTAAGTTAAGAGAACCAAGTTGTATTTTTCCATGAATCTCTAACATGTCAAAATCATCAACTCCTAGTTCTACCATATACTGCATTTGAAAAGCGGTTGCATCCCTTAATAGGTCATGTACATCAGTATTGGTTGGGTTGCCATCAGAATCAATCTTGAAAGCTACATTGATGTGAAAATCTAATATGTCAGATGCTAATTGCAACTTTGCTAATGTAACTGTTTCTTGACTTGCGTTACCACCAGTAATAGATTCGTACTCATCTACTGTGCAGTAACTAGGTCTTAAATAAACTTTATTTGGCATTTTACTCTTCCTCTATACTCTTTAACTTTTGTGGTGCAGCTCTTCTTTTTCCAGTTTTAGTTTTCCATGCCCCGCCAGCTTTATCTGGTGCTTCGATAGATTCAATCTTTTTACGCATGTGCTTAGGTATTAAAGAATCATCTTCAAAAAAAATGGCTTCGCCATTAAGCATGTACCAGCTCATTCTTCTTCTGCTTTAACTGAAACTTCTTCTTTTACTTCTATTTTGTCAGCATCACTTATTGGTTTCCATCCAAACTTTAAAGCTTGTTTGACATTAAAACCTTTATGAATGATACCTTTATCATCTATAAAATCCATGTTGTGATTATAACCCATAAAAAGAAAAGACCACCCAATTTAATGGATGGTCTTAACTTATAAATTATTACTACTTAGACCGCAGCAATATCTGTAATTTTTCCATGTGCGTTTGGATTTCCATATTTCAATCCAATTTCTCCATAGATTTGGAACTTCTCTGAAGCGCCATCTTTTGCAAGTGGCTCAACAAATAAGAATCCCTTATCTGGAACGTTCATGAATACTGGAGAACATAGTTCAGCAGAAACTACCATTAATTCGGTTGTTGGCATGTGTCTGTTCAAAAGAACGTTAACTTTACCAAAATCAGTTTCTATTGTTGTTACGTTTACTCCTGCAACGTTTCTTGACTCTTCACGATAGTTTTTGTCAGTAACAAAAATATCTGTTAATTGTCTTTTCACGTTAGCGTTAGCCATGAGTGTTGCGGTTTCTGAAACTGCGATTCCGCCATCTTCCCATATTGCTTGCATTAAGTCTAAGACTGCATCTTCGGTTAATGCTTGGTCTGTACCAGTACCATCTCCTGCATCATCGTTATATTTGATGTTTCCAGCAGCTTCTAAAATACCTCTGGTTTTTCTTTCAGTTGTATTGTCTGATGGGTCTACGAATGTTCCTTGTAAGAATGAATACTCTGCATCTCTTGCGATTTGCTTTAGCATTTGCTCTACTTGAAAATCCATTTCGTTTGTTACTGGATTATCTCCTTGTATATTTTCGCCACTAAATGCGCCAATAGCTGCAAGTTTTGAATAACTTACTTCAATCACTTCTTGATGAATTTGGCAGATGTTGTAATAGTTAGCTCTTACTCTTGCTTCAGCAGTTGGTGCTGATGCGCCTTCAAGTGCTACGTTTTGCCCTGCGCTTCTCAAATCATAAGCTTGCCATTGGAAGGTTGGAGAAGTAGTGCTTTCGCCACCACTTAATCCACCGATTAGCGACAAAAATGGTGTGTCGGAAGGTGTCAACTCAAATAAATCTCCCACGTAATTTGGAAGGTTAAAAGTTGTACCTTGTCCTGTGATTCCTGCCATTTCTGGTTATCTCCTTCTAATCAACTTGTTAAATTAATACTTATCTTTTATTGCTCTTTTGTAAGCTCTAAAAGTCTTTGGGTTTTTAATGCCCTTGCTTCCTTCATTTTCTTATCAGCTTCAAGTTGTCTAATCCTTGATTCTGTATCAAGTGGTTGAGAACTTGTACTCATATCCGAACCACTCTTTGCAACTGAAGTGGAAGCTTCAGATGCTGCTAATGCTGGTTTACTTTCAATTGCTACTTTTACAAGTTCAGCTAATTTAGAACTAAGTTCTGTATCATCTACATCTAGTTCTGATAACTGACCTTTAGCCATCAAGTAAGACCATGTTAGCTCTTCATCTGCGCCTTCAGTCTTAACAACGTTGCCAAATGCTTGCATTAACTTTAAGCTAGTGTTTTCACTTTGCAGCTTCTCCACTTTTTCCGCTAAAGCTTCTGCGTTGTTAGCATTATCTTCTTCTACAAAACCTAAAGCTTTTCCTAGATTCTGAATTAAAGAGTCATACTTCTCTTCAGTTTCTTTTTTCTCAACTCTAAACTTTGCAGCTTCTTTGTTCGCCCTCTGTATTCGCTTATCAAGTTCATCATTAGAAGAATTGTCGCCATCGACTACCGCTTCATCAGATGTAACTGCAACTTCAACATCTACGTTTTCAGCTGCGCTATCTACTTGGGTATCTTCTTGCACTTGTTCAGCTTGCTCATTTTCTGACATTATCACTACTCCTGTTAGTTGTCTAAGTACATCGAACCTGTCGATGTAGTGCTTACTGCTATATATTAGACCTAATAGTGTAAAGTATATGAGTTTTTGGGTATGTTTTTATTCCAACAATGTTTGGATTCGTTCCAATGTCTTTTAGGATTTTTGTCATTACGTAATAACCATGAAGTCATATAGGTTGCATCGTAAGGATTAAATGGATTTAGATTTTCTCCAACTTTTGATTCAATCCATTTTTCAGTTTTTTTAAGATATTGCCAGATTCCTTTAGCGTTAGCAGAAGATACTGCATATTGATTTCCAGAAGATTCGCAGAAGGTTGTTGCAATAGCCCATAAATAATCTTCTTCTTTTAGATACAATTCAAAAGCATGATGATGTTCAGCAGTATGTATTGC